ATCAATAGATTTTTTAGCTTGAGTTTCTATTCCTTCAGCTAATTTTAACTTATTAAAGTCTACTCCAGTAAGTAAATCATTAAAATCTAACCTTCCACTTTTCTTAATGTTAACCATCTTTTCAGAAATTTTTTGAAATTCTTCATTAAAATAACTATCTAAATCAGAAAAAGCTACATCATAAGCAATTGAACTTGCATTTTTAAATATTTTTTCAAAATAACCTTTCATTGATGTTACAAACCCACCATTACCACTAGCTAAACCTTCAATCGTTTGAGCTCTTACATCTTGCATAGCAGTAACTAAAACTTGGTTATTTTTAGCCATTTCTTTAATAGTAGAATTGTATTGCTCTCCAACAAGTCCCATTTTTTTAAATTGCTCAGTGTATTCTTCAATTAATTTCTTTTCAGATAAATAATCTATTCCAGTAAAGCTTTCAAGAGTTGAAACTCTAAATAAATCTTTCTTTTCTCTTTCCAATAAATCTAATTGTGATACAAACTCAGATATTTGTTTCTTCCATTCTTCTAAATTAGATTCAGTTAAATTCCTTCCAGTTGCTCTCACTAAATCATTATGAGATATATTTTTTAAAATATTATTTAATTGCCTTATTTCTCCATCAGAAAAAGCATCTAACTCTGTTTTATCAAAACCTAAATATTTTAATAACTGTGCTTCTCCAATATTTACAGAAGTATATGTATCTTTTCTCTTCTTCCTAAAACCTTTTCTGTACTTAGATGACCCTTTTTCTAACGCAGAAATATCATTGAAATGTTTTCCACTTAACATAGCATCTTTAAATAAGTCAATGTTTCTATTGCCACTTGAAATATAAGAAAGTGTTGGATTTTTAGAAATATCAGTAAGTACTTTATCTGAAAAACTCTTTACTATTTCATTATTTCTTTTTAATACTTCTGTCAAAGTTTGCATAGCTTTTATCTGCTCATTATATCTATTTGTATTTTCTTGATTTCTTTTATCTATTTCAGCAGCTTTCTTTTTACCTTTTCCAAAACCTAATGCTGATCCTAAAGTTTTAACAATACTTAATCCCCCAGTTGCTATTCCAACAATAGAACTTATAGATGTTATTCCTGAAGTAAAACTATCTATTCCACCTGAAAACATTTTCGTTATTGATTTCATGTCAAAATTTTTATAAGATGTTGCTATATTAGCAAAATTTCCTAATATACTTCCAACATTACTTATTGTTTTACTTCCTGCAACTTGTCCTAATTGGGAGAAATTAGAAGCTAATATATTTATACTATCTATTAAATCATTTACTTTTTTTAATTTAATTGCTATTTCTTGTAAATGTTCTACTTCATCTTCTGATGCTTTTTTCTTTTGTTTTGCCATTTCAATATTTTCTCTTAAATACTTAGCATCTTCTTCAGATAAATTTTCTAAGTTAATATTATGCTTTTCATATGTTTTTATTAAGTCTCCAAGAACTTTAGCTTTTTCCTCATGATAGTTTTCTTCTGATATTTTTCCTTTTTTTAAATTTATTTCTAAATCTTCTAATTTTTCTTTAACATCTTCTAAAGCTTCATCAATATCAAATTTTTTAATCTTAAATTCTTTTTCTTGTAATTGAACTTGCAAGCTTTTAGCTAAATCAATATTTCCATTATCAACTGCTTCTTTTATATATCTTTTTAAAATACTTATTTGATTTTTGATTTTATCTATATCAGAAGTTCCTATAATATCATCATAGTTTATCTGATTTTGCATATCTTTTTGAAATGCACCATAGATATCTTTAACATCTTTAGCTATTGATTTACTATGACCTTTTATAGCCTTAGTTGCTTTAGCTACTTTCCCTGTTTTTCCTTCAAGAGATTCTAATTGAGTTATTTTAGAATGAATTTCAGAAGCAGTAACAGGATCTATTCCAGAAGCTACTATTTTTTTATAAATTTCTTTTAGTTCTTTTAAATTAGCATTATTATATTTACCATTTTTCCAATTAGATAATATTTGTTCTGCATTTTCAGTTGCTATTTTATCCAATTCATTTATTTCTTTATATTTATCTTTAGTTGATTGTACTTTTCCTTTTAACTCTTTAATATTTCTTTCAAATTCTCTTGTTGTAGAAGTTTTGCTTAAATTTGAATTTGATACCACATCTAAAGTATTTGCTAATGAGTTATAGCCTCTTTCAAATTCAGCAGTTCTTTTTTTTAAATTTTCCTCTGCTTTTCTTTGAGCTTCATCACTTATATTTTTTCTGGTTTTTTCATTATTAGCATATTCAATTATCCCTGCACTTCCAGTTTTAACAAATCCTTTTTTTGTTCCACCACCATATCTTCTAGTTAATTTCCCTAACTCTTCTTGTGCTTTTTCATCTCCATTAGCAGCTTTTTCATAAAGTTGATTTATTTTTTTTAGTTTTCTTGGACTTATTTTACTATAATCAACTCCAGTTTCTGCTAATAATCTTAATCTTTGTTCTTCTCTTTCTTTTTGCTTTTCTTGAACAGTTTTTAAATCTTTATCTGTATCAGCAATAATTTCTTTAAATTTATCACTAGCGTATTCAGCCAATGCTTTTTCTTTTAGTTGTCTTATAACTACCTCAATGGCTTCTGCAACTTTATAATAAGCTTCTGCCTCTTTCCCTATTTTACCAATTAAATCAGGATACATAGCTAATAATCTTTCATATATTTCATTTCTTTCTCTTTCACTTTCGGGAGTTCCTAAGCCTTCAAGATACATTTTTGATAATTCTATATATCTATTTTTTAAATCATCTAGATTTTGTTTTTCTTTTACAAAATCAAATAAATAATCAGTGCTTGATTTTTTACTTAACATGTTATCTACAGCTTCTGCTATTCCATTAAACATATGAACAACTTTAGTAGCAAATGGCAATAGTTTTTGCCCCATAGCTGTTGCAATATTATCTATTAATCCTTCTGCTTTCTTTAATGAGTTAGCATATCCATCAATAGTTCTACTAGCATCCCCTTGAATGTATGTAGTCATTTCCATTAACTTATTATATCTTAGTTGCATTTTTGTTGCTGTATCTAATTCTTGCCATTTTTCTTTTATACCTTTAGATAAAGCATATTCCGCCATAGTAGTATCATTTAAAATTAATCCATATCTTTTTAATGCTTCTGTTTCTCCTGTTAATGCTCCTTTTATTGCTGTAAAAGCTTCATCATCAGTAACATTAAAGAAAGAAGAAAAATCAGCAGTGAAAGTTGCTAAATCCTTAGATATTTGTTTAAAAAATGAAGTATCAAATCCTGCACCTTTAAACATTGAACCATATACACTAGCAAAATTTTGCATTTGGTAAATACTTCTACCTACTTCCTTATCAATAGTTCTCGCCCATTGTTCAATTTCTTTTGTAGAAGATTCAAAAACTTGTTGAGTTACATTTGCTAATTCATCCATTTTAGATGCACTTTCTATTGCAAACTTTCCCAGATCTTTTATTTTATTTCCAACATATAAAACTGCTGCAGCTACTCCAACTTTTTTTATCATTCCTAATGAATCAGATAACTTTTTAGCTCCATCACTACCTTTTCCAAAATTATCTTGTAGTTTCTTTAACTCATCATTTGTTTCATTTATTTTTTTAGAGAAGTCTTTTAATTCTTTTGAATACTTATCAACAACTTCTATAACTGTCTTTAATTTCTTATCACTCATATTAACTTCCCCTTTTTCTCATTTCTGAATAAATTTTATTTGTTACTCTTAAGATAAAATTGATTTTTTCAATAAGCCAATAAGGATGATCATCATAACCAAGATTTAAAGGTAATCTATGTATATAGTAATATGAGCTATCCATACCTTTAGTTTCAAAGTACATATTGTATCTATGAATATCATTAATTATTTTTTGATATTTATCCTTATTGGCTGCCTTGTGTCCTCTCATATAAAAAGAACAAGCCTTATAGTAGACTTGTTCTATATCTTGAAACCCCTATTTTCAGAGTTTTTCATTATTTCATCTAATATTTTTTGAAAAGTATGAGGCTCTTTATCAAAGAATTTCATTAAATTTTCAGCTGTTTTATCTACTTCTTTGTTCTCTAAAGTAATCTTTAAAGTTTGTGCCAATAATAATTCAAATTCTGGCATTTCTTCAAAAGTATAGTGAATTTTGACAGTTTCAAAAGCTTTTGCATCTGATAAAACTCTAACAGTTTCACGTGGTTTATTATAGAAATTCATCATATTTCTAAATGTTCCTACTGTTTCAACTGCTATAATATCTCCATCTTTCCCATAGTTAACTATATAACTAACTTTCTTTTCTTCAATAGGTTCTTTTATATCCTCTGTTTTTTCTTTTTTCATTTCCTACTCCTTACGCATCATGGTAATTTTCAAATGTTATTTTAACTGGTGTTTGTGATGCTTTATCATAATAAGCAGTTAATTCTTTTGTCATTCCACCAGCACCATCTAAATTAGTTGCTTCCACATTTGAAACTTTTACATTTGGAAATTCTAATTTAACTATTTTTGTTGGATCTGTTGTTTCTGCTAAAGTAACTTCTACAACATAAGATGTATTTTTTCTTAGCATTTCATAAGCACTTTTATAACTATCTTTATCAAAACTATTGAAAGTTAAATTAAGCCCAACTGTTCCTCTATCAGCTTGTCTAATTTTAGTTGTATAGACTGTATTTAAAGCCCCTTTTCCTTCAAGTTTATTATCAATATTTATATCTATTGATTCTATTTTTGCAGTCATATCTGTTGAAGTTTCTTTTATAATAGCCCCTAAGCAAATTAATGATTCTCCTTTTAATGCAACAGGAGTAGCATTTATTTTATTATTTAGTACCTTGTGTTCTTTACCTAGAATATTAGCAGTTACGTTTACAAATGCTTCCATTTGAGTGCTTATCTTTAAGCTAGATACTAAACAATCTTGAGCATATTCTGCTATGTCATCTTCAATATTATTTGAAATAAGTGTTAAGAAATTATCGAATGGTCCAGGTAAAAAGTCTTGGTTTTTTCCACTTTTTGTTCCTTTAAATCCTGCACCTTCTAATAATATTTCTAATTGCCCTGTCGTTGCTTCAATAGTTAAATCTCCATTGACTTCAACTTTTGATACAAATCCATCTCTTTCCCATCTTCCAGCACCTATTGCTTTACTTGTTGTTTTATTTACTTTAGGTACTACACCATAATTTGTACAATCTAATTGATTTAATCCAGTTAATTTAGCAGTCCCTTCTGCAGTTTGTTTTCCAACTAAAAATTGTATATCCATTTTTTACCTCTCTTTCACAATTAATTCAGCATTAATATTAACTATTGCACTATAAATTTCATCATCATTACCATAATTAAAACTTACTGAGTAATCCATATTTATATAACTTTTTCTTAATTCCAAATCTTCACATAGCAACTTCATTTGTTCTTCAAACCAACTAATAGATGGCATTATATTAAAATAATTATCCTCAAGATAAATTAGATTTATAGTTCTATCATATTGCTTTTTATGATTAATACTAATTGTTTCTGCACTTAATTCTTGAGGTTGAATTATAAATATTCCTTTTTTTAAATCTACTCCTGTAAGGTCCGTATTAATGAAATCACATTTTTTTTGACTTATCTTTTCAACTGCCTTTTTCAATTTAGAATAGAATGAATTATCATCTTCTAGATTAACTTTTTTGATATTACATTCCATTAATTCAACAATTGTATGAGCTTCTTTTTCAATTATTTCAATTTCATAATTTAAAATTTTAAAATCCTTAATATCAAGAGTGATTTTATCAATTAATTCATCTGCTACTTGGAATATATCTTTGTCCTTCTCTCCATGATAAATAACATCAACAGTATAAACTTTATTAAATTTAACACCTGCTATTGTGGTATCCCTATGATTTACTAATTGTAATGTAAAGCTAGGAATTTCAAAGCCTTGTGTTATATCATTGATATTTATTTTTTTACCAGGATAATTTTTTGTGATAGCTTTTGCTATATTATTTAAAACTTTCATTACTCCTTATCCTCCATATATTTAGCTAAATTCCTATTAAATACTGCTTGCCTAATTTTATTAATTTCAGTTACTGAATTAGTCATCATAAACCTACCTTTAACCCAATTAGCTTTTAACTTTTTCCCAATAGCTGGTACAAATCTACCTGGTGTTTGTCTATGCCCATATTCTACATAAATAGCATATCTTGCTACATTATAAAGAGTAATAAACCTTTTATCATTACTTTTTATAAGTTTAGATACATACCAACTTCTTCTTAAATTTCCACCTATGTGATTAATAACAGTTTTAGTTTTATACTTGCCTTTATTTTTACCTTTTGTATATCTTACAAGCTCTCCTGTTTTATTTCCAAAGTATTTAAAACCTTTTATACTTTTTCCAACAGGAGTTTTTCTTATGACTTTATTTAATAACCTTCCACCTAACTCATTCAAAGAATCATCAATAGCTTTATCATAGTTTTCTTTTAATTGCTTTACATTTTTCTCAGTAAATCTTTTAAATTCAGAAAGATCAATATTTAATTTCATTAGGCTTTCCTTTCACTAACTAAAGTAATTTCCTGATGTGTTTTATACATTGCTACTTCTCCACTATGTTTATACTTCTTTGTGATTCCATTTTGAGTTATTTCAATATCAGAATTTAGAGAAATTTCTATATCTGGACTTAAAAATAATTTTATTACAGATGTTGCTACTCCATAATCCCCTTGAATTGCTACAGGATTACTTTCATACGATAAGAAACAAGGGATATCAGATTTAACTAATACCCCTTCTCTTTCATCTGTTATTCCATTTTCATCTGTAAATAGTTCAGTACCATATATATTACATTTTCCAGTGTATGTTTTTTCTAGTATTTTCCTAGCATAATCAAACATAATTACCACCCCACAAATCTATATCTATATATTTCTTGCTTTCCATAGTTTATTAGTCCTTGTATTACATTTGAAAAAGTTTCTTGATTAGTATTACCCTTAAAACTCATAGAAACTCCACCCTCTGTAAGTGAGGCTAACATTGGCTCAAAGTTAAGAGTATCTATATTCAAAGTATTTGTGGAATATTTGGTGTTAAGAAAATCACCTACACATCTACATAGAAATACATAGTATAATTCATTTGGCACTTCTTCTCTGTTTAATAGATTTTTAAGATTTTGTAAGTTTTTAGGTAAAATAATATCAAATAGTTTATCATCATCTTGTAAAGTATAATTATATCCAAGCAATATATTTTTTAAGTCTTGTATAATCTTTTCTTTATCTTCAATAATATCTATCATAATTATTTCCCTTTTTTATTTTTACTAACTTCTTCTGTTTTTGCTTCTTCAACATTTGTTTCTTCAGTAGTAACTTCTTCTATTGTTTCTTCTACTGTATGTCCATAAGATTTAAACCATTCAATATCAGTTGTTGATAGGTCTTTAACTTTTGCTATCCCATTTAAAAAAGCTACACCAGATATTTCTCCAGTATAGCTTTCATTTTTAGTTTTTATTATAAACATATTTTACCTCCTATTATTGTACTTTTATGTTTCTTAATACTCCACAAGATCTTGAAGATTTTAGAATAGGCACTCCTCTTAATTCAACAAGTCCTCTTGCTTGTTCAGAAGCTACATTGAAGTCAGGGGCAATTACATCAATTATTTTTCCAGAAGATGGAGATGCAACTGATAAAGCATCTTCTCCAAATCTCACTGCATATAAAGAAGTGTTTCCAGTAGCATTATCAATAGTTATTGTTTCTTTTGCTACTGTTTCTCCCTTAGGAATATATTTCTCAACTGTGATTAATGGAATACCATCATAAGAATCAATTTGTGATCCATAAGCTGTTGGAGTTAAAGTATATAACCCTGCAACTTTTGCCGCTGCTTTTATCTTTGTAATCATCTTAGAGTTTCCTATTAAAGCATGAGGTTTTTCATCTAATAATGATAACCATTCATCTAATTTTGTTGCAAATTCAAGTGCATTTTCTTTTACTTTTGCAAATGTAGATAAATCAAATCCTGTTGTATGAGCTAGCATATCTGTAGCTGTTCCTTTTAATAATGTATCTAATCCATCAAATTGATCTCCTGATGTTGCAACTGATCCATTTATTAAATAATATGAAAATCCTTTTCTTGCAGATTTAATTAATTGAGCCATTTGCAAAGCAACTTCATTTTCTACTCCACCTTGATCTCTTAATGCTCTATCAATAGAGAATGAACCTCCATAAACTTTTACTTCTGCTGTTTTCATTTTCTTTTTTGCAAATGTATCATCATACTTTCCATTGATACCTCTGAAGCCTGTTTGAGATTCTTCACTTAAATGTACATAAGACGCTGACCAACCTGCCCCACCTTTTATTGGGTTAGCTATTGGGTCAAATGGTATTGCTTGAAATAAATAATCTCCTCTTGTAAATTCATCAATTACTCCTTTTTCTAGATCTGTTAATTGTCCTTGTCTTACTTCTGCTAATGTTATTGCTGGCATATTTTACCTCCTAAAATTTTTAATTAATACCTTTATAAAATGCACTTAAAGCACTACCTAATGTTACTTTAGATTCAGCAGGGTTTCCACTACCATTTGGATTAGCTGGTGTTGTTCCTGCTGGTGCTGGTGGTGTTTTTTCTTCAACCTTAAATAGATAATCACTTGTCTTTTTTAGTTCTTCTATTTGTTCAGTTAAACCTATGACCTTGTCATTATCCATTTTTATATTTTCCATTTTTAATAATGCTTTTACAGCTATATTATTTTTAGCTCCTGCAGTTGTTAAAGCAAGTTCTAAAGCATTATCAAGTTTTATTTTAGCTAATGTTTCTTGATATTCTTTTTCACTAGCTTGATTCTTTTCTTGTAATTCAGTAATTTGTTTTTTTAATTCTTCATTACTTGAATTGTTCTTTTGCAATTCTGATAATTGTTTATCTCTTTCAGTTAAATCTACTTTTAACTTATTCTTTTCTTCTACAACTTCATTAAATCTACCTTGTGGAATCATATTCCCATATTTTTCCATTAACTTCATTGCTTGTTCTTCTGTTAGTCCTAACTTAATTAATTCATCTTTATTCATTTATTTGCTCCTTTCATTTTTAACGTTGTATGTCAACAATTTAGCTCTTATTCTTTTACGTGTATAATACTAAAAACACGAATTATCTTTTATAATAATTGAAATTATTTGAAGATAATCACTCTCCTTTTCAATAAAAAAGCACCTAGAATTAACTAAGTGCTTTCTGTTATCTATGCTATTTTATCTTTTAAAAATATATTTAAGAAATATTGCTGCCCTTTACCAGTAATCTTTGGTGTCTTACTTATTTCAATTTCTCCACTTGAGTGAAGAACTGGACTTTCTTTTATTTCAAATAATCCTAAGTCCATAGACCTTTGTGTTGGCATATTATAATCTGTTCCTATTTTCTTTATTAGATATCCATTCTCTCTTAGCCAAATGAATAGTCTTTTTTCTCCCATATCAACTCCATTTTGCTTTATTAATTTTGCCATTTCTCTAACTAATATGGTATTTTTCGCTATTGATACTGCTTCAGCAAATAATACTTTTGGCTTATCTTCTTTCATCTTATCTTCAAGCTCTTTATTTTTTGTCTTTTCTTCTTTTAATCTAGTTGCCATTTTTATTATTAAATCTGGGTTGTCTAATAATTCATCTGTGGCATACATTCCATATTTTCTAACATCTTTTAATATTTCTTTAACTTTTTTCTTAAATTTCTTTGCTATTGGTTTTCTGCTTTGCATTAGGACTTCATATAATCCATCTTCTGTTAAAAACCAAGCACTATAACCATTAGTTAGAGTGCCTACTTCCAATTTAATTTTTTCATTATCATCAACACTTTCCAACATTTTACTAACATTAGAATGTTCTATCCATTTAGCAACTTCATCAGCTTTAAATAATGGATCTTCAAAATCTCCATATATTCTTAATTGTTTTCCTAATACTTCTCTTTCTTCTATAAT